AGAGAGGAAGCCTCCTCTGAGACAACAAAGTATGCTTCTAAGACTGAAGCGTCCAATGATGTTGAGGCTGCCCTCAAAGAACTGGCAGGCTAACTATGGGGGGCTCACGCCCCCCTTCTTTTTAAGGAGACACTATGGCAAAAACAGGCAAGCTGTCCATGGCTGATATGCGTAAGCTGATTAACAAGCGAGCGGGTATGACTGTGGCGCACAACCTAAATGAGGAAAATCCAACCGAAGTTACGGATTGGATCCCTACAGGATCTAGGTGGCTAGATTCTATTATTTGTAAAGGAAAGTTGGCTGGTATTCCAGTCGGCAAAGTAACGGAGATTGCAGGTCTTGAAGCAACAGGTAAATCATTCTTGGCAGCGCAAGTCGCAGCAAGCGCACAGAAAAAAGGAATTGATGTTGTCTATTTCGACTCTGAGTCAGCTATTGACCCTGCGTTTTTGGAGAAGGCGGGATGCGATGTCAGTACTCTTTTATATGTTCAAGCTCAGTCTGTTGAGTTTGTGCTCGAAACTATCGAAGACCTTTTGGTTAATAATGAAAATCGGATGCTTTTTATCTGGGATTCTCTTGCTCTTACACCTGCTATTTCCGACGTGGAAGGAGACTTTAATCCACAGTCTTCCATGGCAGTAAAGGCGAGGATCTTGGCTAAGGGTATGTCCAAACTGACTGTGCCTATTGCTAACAGCCAATCAACCTTCTTAGTGCTCAACCAACTGAAGAGCAACATCACTAGAAGCCCAAGCGAGGCGATGACTACCCCTTATGTCACTCCCGGTGGCAAGGCTATGATCTATGCCTATTCTCTTCGTATCTGGCTTACAGGGCGAAAGGCAAAGGCATCATTCATTACTGACGAAAGCGGTTTCCGCATCGGCTCTGAGGTTAAGGTCAAGCTGGAGAAGAGCAGGTTTGGAACACAAGGTCGGCAATGTAACTTTAAGATTCTATGGGGCACCGAAGACATCGGCGTCCAAGACGATCAAAGTTTGTTCGAGGCTATCAAGGGGTCAAACTATATGAGTAGTGCTGGCGCTTGGTATTCCTTGGAGATGGGCGACGGTAAAGTTGTAAAGTTCCAGCCCTCTAAGTGGGATGAGAAAATGCAAGACCCTACCTTTAAGCAACGAGTCTACGATGTCATGGACGAGGAAGTAATCCAGAAGTTTGACAAGCGATTGGGCAAGGCTGAAGATTTTTATGAAGAAAAGGATGAATAAACTTTTCTAAATCCCGTCTAATAAAAGAACGGAGGTTAATATGAAAAGAATCATCACCCTATCTTTATTTCTCGCACTCCTGTCAGGTTGTGCTTTTGCCCACCCCACCCACAAACCCCACTACGAGTATGAAGAACACTACATCGTGTACCCCTCGTACTATGTAGTCTATGAATACTATGACCATTACTGGCACACCCACAGCAGCCACTATCATAGTCATCCCTATAAATATAAAGGGCATAGCCACTTCAAAAAGAAGTACAAAAAGAAGTACAAGAAAAAGTATTACAAAAAGAAATACAAGAAGAAAAAGTACAAGAAGTACAAAAAGTACAAAAAGAAAAAATATTCCCACCACCACTAAAATCACTTGACATTCCCCCCACATTTTGATAAAGTAACCCCATCGTCGGAGTAAAAACGCAAACGGCGACATAGTTATGTCCAACTAACATTTAGGAGGACATTATCGTGAGCGATCTAGAAAGTCTCAAAGAGAGGCTAGAAAAGATTACAGATCTAGTGGCAGAAGCCCACTATTATATTGAAGCTCTAGAAGAAGAAAACTATGTTGATTCCGACGACGAGAACAAGTTAAATGAGGAACTTGAAAAAATCCTCAAAGACTTAGGCATCGAGTTGGAGTATGACGAATAAAAGAGTATTATTAATTGACGCACTTAATCTTTTCATGAGAAACTACATTGTAGACCCAAGCCTGTCTACAAATGGTCAACCCATCGGGGGAACAAAAGGCTTCATCAAATCCCTACAATCTGTTTGTAGAACAATCAACCCAGACCTTATCTTCGTTGCGTGGGACGGCGGCTCTCAAAAGCGCAAGTCTATTGACAAGAACTACAAGGCTGGTCGCAAACCCGTTCGCCTTAACAGAGACATACACAACATGACTGCTGGCGAGCAGGAAGACAATAAGAACTGGCAACAAGAGAGGATTATTGAGTATCTTAACGAGATGCCAATAATGCAGTCGTATGTTGAGAATGTGGAGGCTGACGACATCATTGCCTTGGCATCTCAGTCTCAGGCACTATCGGAAGACTACAAGATTATCCTAAGCTCTGATAAGGACTTCATCCAGTTATGCGACGACACAACTATTCTATACAGACCAATCCAAAAAGAGATTCTCAACAAGAAAAGAATCCTAGAGCAGTTTGAGATCCATCCAACAAACTTCGCACTTGCTAGAGCAATCGCAGGTGACAAGAGTGACAACCTTCCCGGTATCGGCGGAGCGGGTTTGGCGACTGTATCTAAGCGATTTCCTTTCCTTTCTGAGGAAAAATCATACACCATACAAGAATTAGTTGAGTATGCTGAAGGCGTTGACAGTAAACTCAAGGTGTACAAGAACATCGTTGAGAAGCAAGCGCTAGTTGAAAAGAATTATAAGATGATGCAGTTATACGCCCCTAACATCTCAGCCCTAAGCGCACAGCATATTAGGAGAATGTTGAACGACCCTGCGCTAAACTTTAATAAGTCTGGGGTTAGAGCGATGATGATAGAAGATGGCTTTGGTGCTTATGACTGGAATGATTTGTTCGCACTCTTTAACAAAATGGTAGTACAGAGCAAGGAAGGAAAATGACAGACAAAACAGATTTCTCCAGATTTGGTAAAACATTTCAAGATAAACTGACTTATCTTATCTTGACTGAGAGAGTATTCGCAGACCAGATCGGAGAGGTATTGAACTTCAACTTCCTAGAGTTCAAATATCTTCAGTCAATAGTGAGAAGTATCTACGACTATAAAGAAAAGTATGAAGTGTACCCATCACTTAAGATTATGGCTACCCTCATTAAGAATGATATTGCTGATGATGTGGTGAAAGAGCAAGCCAGAGAATACTTACTAAGTGTGCTAAACGATCACTCTATTATAGAGGATTGCGATTATGTCAAGGAGACTTCGCTTGATTTCTGTAAGAAGCAGAAGTTAAAAGAGGCGATGATGCAGTCGGTAAAACTGCTCAACAGTTCTTCTTTTGACGAGATCAGCACAGTAATTAACGATGCTTTGAAACTGGGAACCGATGTAAACTTCGGCTACGACTACAAGCAGGACTTTGAAGAAAGGTTTAAGATTAAACAAAGAAACCCCGTCACAACAGGCTGGAAACAGATAGATGGGATTTGTAAGGAAGGGCTAGGTAATGGAGAGTTGGGTGTTGTCATTGCTCCAACTGGGGCTGGTAAATCTATGGCTCTGGTACATCTTGGGGCAGAAGCAGTAAAACTAGGCAAGACAGTCATTCATTATAGTCTTGAGATGGCTGATACATCTATCGCTGGTCGCTATGATAGTTGTATCACGGGTGTCAAGCTGAAGGATATGTTTCACTTCAAAGAGCAGATTTATGATAAGGTTAAGGATATTGAAGGAAATGTAATCATAAAAGAATATCCAACAAAAACAGCAACTACGACGACAATCAAAAATCATTTGGAAAGAATCAAATCCAGAGGCATAGATATAGATATGATCATTGTTGACTATGCTGACCTTCTAAAACCTATAACTACCAGAAGAACCAGCGAGAAAAGACACGATCTGGAATCTATATATGAAGAGCTTCGAGGTCTATCTCAGGTCTTTGAGTGTCCAATCTGGACTGCCTCGCAAACAAACAGAAGTGGTTTGAACGCCGAAGTTATCACAATGGAAGCAATCTCGGAAGCGTTTAATAAATGTTTCGTGGCTGATTTCATCTTTACCATTTCTAGAACGAAAGAAGACAAAATAGCAAACAAGGGTACACTCTTTGTAGCTAAGAACAGGAATGGTCCTGACGGGCTAGTGTTCCCCATTATGATGGATACTTCAAATGTGAAGATAAAAGTCTTGCCTATGGGCATTGCTGGCAACACAGTTGCCCCATCCGTAAGAACACAGAGTGAATCGTTGAGAGAGAAATATAAAAAACTAAAATAAGAGGTAAACGAATGACAGACAAAGATAAGGTGGCACGAGATATTCTGTCGGACATCACCGTCCATATGAAGTACGCCAGATACATGCCAGAAAAAGAAAGAAGAGAGACGTGGACAGAAATCGTTAATAGAAACAAAGCAATGCATATTAAGAGCTACCCAGATCTTAGAGAAGAGATTGAGTCTGCCTACAAGATGGTATATGATAAAAAAGTTTTGCCATCAATGCGCTCAATGCAGTTTGGGGGAAAGCCCATTGAGGTTGCACCCAACCGCATATATAACTGTGCCTTTGCCCCGATTGATGATCACAGGGTGTTTAGCGAGATTATGTTCTTGCTGCTCGGAGGAACCGGAGTTGGGTATAGTGTACAAAAGCACCATGTAGAAAAGCTACCAGAGATTCAAAAGCCAGCATCCAAAAGGACCCGCCGCTTTTTAGTAAATGATTCCATAGAGGGTTGGGCTGATGCGGTGAAGGCTCTTGTGCAATCCTATTTTAAGGGCGGCTCAAAGTTGAGATTTGATTACTCTGACATTAGACCCAAGGGCGCTCGCCTTGTTACATCTGGCGGTAAAGCACCGGGTCCTCAACCTCTCAAGGAGTGTTTGGTTAAGCTACAAGGTATGTTCGAGGCAAAAGAAAACGGAGACAAGCTATCCACTATTGAAGCACACGATATGATCTGTCATATTGCTGACGCAGTGCTGGCTGGTGGTATTCGTCGTGCTGCTTTGATCTCGCTATTCTCTGCTGACGACAACGAAATGATTGCCGCCAAGACAGGCAATTGGTGGGAGACAGCCCCACAGAGAGGCAGAGCTAACAATTCTGTTGTGCTCCTCCGACACCGCATCACGAAAGAATACTTCCAAGATCTTTGGGAGAGGGTAAAGGAGTCAGGCAGTGGAGAGCCCGGATTTTATTTTTCAAACGATAAAGACTGGGGAACTAATCCTTGCTGCGAGATTGCCCTCCGCCCCTATCAGTTTTGTAATCTAACGGAAGTCAATGTAAGCGATGTGGATAGTCAAGGCGAGTTGAATAGCCGGGTAAAAGCTGCTGCACTTATCGGGACACTTCAAGCTGGCTATACCGACTTCCATTATCTTCGTGATGTGTGGAGGAGGACTACTGAAAAGGAGGCGCTGATCGGTGTAAGTATGACTGGCATTGCATCTGGCAAGGTATTAGGTTTGGATACGACAGAGGCAGCCAAGGTTGTTAAGTTGGAAAATCAAAGAGTAGCGAAGCTCCTAGACATAAACACAGCAGCTAGAACAACAACAGTAAAGCCAGCAGGGACAACTTCTCTGGCTCTTGGAACCTCTAGCGGTATCCATGCTTGGCATAATGATTATTACATCCGTCGTCTCCGTGTAGGCAAGAACGAAGCAATTTACACTTATCTGTCCATCTATCATCCAGATATGGTTGAGGATGAATACTTCAGACCACACGACACAGCCGTCATTTCTATTCCACAAAAGGCACCTGAAGGAGCCATTATGAGAACAGAAAGCGCCTTGCAGTTGCTCAGAAGAGTAGCCAAGATTAGCAACGATTGGGTTAATCCCGGCACTCGAAGTGGACAGAACACCCACAATGTGTCTGCCACTATCTCGATCAAGGAAGCAGAATGGGCTGATGTTGGCGAATGGATGTGGGAGAACAGGAAAGTTTACAACGGTCTATCAGTATTACCATACGACGGCGGGACCTATAAGCAAGCGCCATTTGAAGATTGCTCTAAGGAAACCTATGAAGCTATGCTGGCGACCCTAGAGGAAGTAGACCTCACAAAAGTTATAGAGGTAGACGACAACACAGACCTATCAGGTGAACTTGCTTGTGCTGGTGGCGCATGTGAAATAACTTAAAAAAGTGCTTGACATTTTCATAGAAATGTATATTATGTATATGTAACTTAGACAACCGGAGGAAAGAATGTCTGACGACAAAACTAAACAAGAGTATATTGGAAACTTTATTCGTGCTCTCGCAGAGGTAGAGGCAGAGATGCTGCCTTACCAAGAGCACCGTAAAGATCTCAAGAAGAGCTATGTTCAGAATGGCTGGCTTAGTAAAGACGAGATGTCATCTGCCATACGTGCCTATCGTATGTTAAAGAACGATGAGGATATTGAGCAACTTCTTGATATGTACGAGAAAGTAGCTAAGGTTCCATACTAGGGGGCAAGATGAGATTTAATCCACAGAACAGATACCTGCTAGTTAAAACCCAAAAGCAAGAGGACGCCGAGAATACCGGCGTTCTTTTGCCCGAGGGCTATGTGATTCCCAAAGACAAGTATGTTGTGGCAACAGTTTTGGCTTCCGCAGCAGATTGTAAGCGAGATAGCATTTACAACAAACTTCTTTATCAGCAAGGAACAAAAGTCGTTATTGACGCATCTATGGTTGAAAGCGTAAGCGTAGCGGGGGATGAGCACGAAATCGTTCTTGAAAACTATGTTGTAGGAATGTTTGTAGAGGAAGAATAAATAATGTCTTTTTCTATACTTAAGGACTATTTACAAACGAAGTCACACAAGTGACAGAAAGGCACTCCCCGTGCCTTATTTTTTTGTAAAGAGGTGAATTTTAATGAAAGCTGCTATTATTGTTATTGCTGGTATTATGGCAACGGCGGGTCCCGTGTTTGCAGAACAACCAAAGAATGTTGAGCATATCACATACAAGATTAAGATTGATAAGGACGAAGACTTTGAGCAACTTCTTGAAGAGAACGAAGAACTTTTTAAGCAGTTGAATAATCAAAACCTGTTTACTAACTGGACTAAAAAAGAATCCGACATCCCAAAAGATGCTTCTGAATCCTTTAAAAAGCCCTCGTTTGATGATAATGTAGAAGAGAACAAAGAAGAAACTGACTACATTAAATGCGGAAAAATCACCACTACAAAGTAAATAAACTTGTAATAGGCACTGACCTTTCTGCCTTAATCTACGCTTACCTAAACAACCACACATTCATTTTTAAGGAAGTTATTGAGCCAACACCATTTGAGTTTCTGCCTCTTGACTTCCCACTACATTTATTCAACCACGAGAAAATAGAGATAAACATGACCAGCCTAGACGGAACCGCCAAGTTTGGAACACCCAAGCTAGAACTGTGGAACCGACTAGTATTTGTCATGTCTTGCTCTGGTCTACTTCCGTTCGGGCTGAAAGACATAACGATCAGAGAAGAGAACGATCTGGCTGTAGTTAAGACCAAATCCCGCAACTACTACTACGAAGTCGGCGAGGTCATAAAGATTAAAAATACTTTCCACAAGTATAAAGTTTTTGACTGGATAGACATTAGATCTTGTGGGAACAACCACTTAGAATATGTAAAGACGGATGACAACTTTGTGTCCGAAATGTTTTTCTACCCCTCGCAGAGAAACGGAACGACACAACGCAATAACGATCTTCTAGTCATTTCAGATTTAACTGAAGCGCAGACACAAATATTTGATTACGGTGAAACAATGGCAAGAATAAGAGCTAAGGTCTTGCTACATGAAATGGGAATCAGAGGTCCACGCAACGGAAAAAACCCAACCTATCCGAAATCACCAGAGAGATATAAATACGCACCCATAAAACTGGAGCACAGTCACAGAGAGATAAGAAGAAACAAGACAAATAACAGCGAGTTAGATGTAGTCCAATCTCATTTAAATGAGGGCAAAAACCTTTCCGAGTATACTTATCTATATAAGTTCAACAGAAGAGTTTCCCAAGGGAGTCTCCTAAGAACATGAAGACAAGGAAGGGAGGAAGAACTATGTCAGGTGCAGCAGCAGTAGGTGGCGGTGGTAGCGGCGGAGCAGCCGCAGCGCCAGCCTCTGGTCAAAGAGTCACCCCATCAGATGGTGGGGCAGCAGTAGGAAGTGAAAATAATAAAGGTGTTGAAATGGGTGGCACACCCGAGGGCGGTAATGACGGTCAGTCCATCAACATTAACATTACTAATGAAGTAAGTTCTTTTCAAAACATGAGTTCAGAGCAGAGCCTTCAGATTGGTAGCGGCGGATCCGAAATGGGTCAAATGGGCGAATCCGGTCAGATGGATATGGAAAAGATGATGAAGCTTATTATGATGATGATTATGATGAAGATGATGGAAAAGATGATGGAGCAAATGGGCGGCGGCGCAGAAGGCGGCGCTTCAATGATGGGCGGTTAAATATGGACCTTGGCAGGTTAGTGGGGAATACCCCTTTGATTAAACTTGGTGATAGATTGTATGCGAAGTTTGAAACATACAATCCAAGTGGAAGCATTAAGGATAGAATAGGATATTATATTCTTAAGAAAGCAGAGGAAAGGGGAGACCTACAACCGGGCGACACCATTGTTGAAGCTACTAGTGGCAACACTGGCATTGCTGTCTCTATGTTTGGAGCCAACAAGGGATATCCAGTTATTATTGTAATGCCCTCTAACATGAGCGAAGAGCGCAAGCAGATGATGCGTATGTTCGGAGCAGAAGTTATAGAAACAGATCCCGGTGACTTTGACGGCTCAATCGGTCTTAGAGATAAGATCTGTAAAGACCCCGGCTACTTCAACTTCAACCAGTTTCACAACCCAGACAACATCGCCTGCCACTACAAAACCACAGGTGTTGAGATACTAGAGCAGACCAAGGGCTTGCCAGTCGCCGCATTTCTAGACGGCACAGGCACAGGTGGAACTCTAATGGGAGTTTCAGCCAGACTAAAAGAGAGATACCCCAATATTAAAACCCTAGCTATAGAGCCAGCAGAGTCTCCTGTGATGAGTGGCGGGGAGCCGGGATTACATGGTATCCAAGGAATCGGAGATGGCTCAAAGTTTTTAGTTGACTTGGACAAAGTAGATGAGGTATTATTGGTAAAGACCGATGACGCCATTGAAAGAATGAAACAACTCCACCAAAGAGGATTACTCGTGGGTATAAGTTCGGGAGCAAATGTGTTAGCATCGGAAAGATGGGTCGAAGAAAATGATCCAGATGGAATAGTTGTAACAATACTTTGTGATAGAGGCGAACGATACCTTTCATGCGTGTAAGACATTTAGCTGGCGTTGTACCCACAGCAGGACAACCCCTTGATTTTAATTTCCCTTGGCACGACTGCCTACAGCCAATCGGACCAGACTACTTAGCAGTAGAACGAGCAGTCCTAGAGTGTGCTTGGGCTGGTTGCGATACTATCTGGGTTGTGTGTCATGACGACATGCAGCCACTAATCAGGCACAGGCTAGGCGAGTATGTGGAAGACCCAGTATACATCAACCGCAAGTATGACTCAGGAAACATTGGCGACAACAAAAGACAAATACCAATCTACTATGTGCCAATCCATCCCAAGGACAGAGACAGGAGAGACTGCCTAGCGTGGAGCGTGTTGTATGGAGCAAACACAGCCCACTACATCAGCAAGAACATAAGCAAGTGGACCATACCAGACAAGTTCTATACTGCCTTCCCCTACGGCGTTTATGATGTAAAGTTTCTACGAGAGCATAGAAAAACAATCTTAAACGAAGAAGGTTTCTTTGTCAGTTTCAACGGCGAGACAGTCAAGGACGGACACTATCTTGGCTTCTGCTTCACACCAGAGGAGTTCAAAGAATACAGGCGACACCTACGCACTACATCTACAGGCGGCTACGAACCAGCCGAGCCGGGAGAATTCCCAACAGACAAGCTGCCACTAGAAGAAAGATACTCCGCCAGATTTTTTTCTCTTGACAAAGTGTTTGGAATAGGAGATACTAGTGGAGCAAATGTCGCCTGTGTTTACGACTACTATAATATTGATAGTTGGGAAGGGCTAAGAGATTACTTAGGCTCAGACCATAGAATATACAGGCACAATACTTTATTGACAGGGAAGACTTTTAATAGGATAGGAGAGGATATTGAAGAAGAGTAGTATACCATTCGTAGGATTACACGCCCACTCAGTAGCAGGTTCGCCTTTTGATGCGCTCGGCTACCCACAAGACCACATGGACTATGCCTATGAGAATGGCTGCGAGGCTCTAGCCTTGACAGACCACGGCAACATGAATGGTATGGCATACCAAGTCCTACATGCTAAGAAGATGAAAGCAGAGGGTAAGGACTTCAAGCCTATCTTTGGTGTGGAAGCTTACTTCATCCCCAGCCTTGAGGCTTGGAACCAAGAGCGAGACAAGGCTAAGGAAGATAAGAAAAGAGCCAGCGAACTCAAAGACAGCACAACCATGTCCGTTGAGAATGAAGCCGAGACTAAAAGGTCCAAGAGCATTCTAAACCAACGCTCGCACCTTATCCTTCTAGCCCAGAATCAGACAGGGCTAAATAATATCTTTGCTATGATCTCAAAGTCGAACTCAGACGAATACTTCTTTCGGTATCCACGAGTAGATTACGAGGTGCTGAAGGAACATAGCGAAGGCGTCATCGCTGCCTCTGCTTGCATGGGCGGTGTATACGCAGCCAACTTCTGGAAGTTCTGGGACAACGAGAATGAATGTATCACCGACCGAGGGGAATGCGAGGATGCGTTTAGGGATACAACCAAGAGAATGGTTGACATCTTTGGTGACCGCTGGTACGGCGAACTCCAATGGCACACTGACAAGAAGCAGCATATGATTAATAAGTTAGTCATCCAGATGCACAAGGAGTTTGGAATCAAACTAATCTCCACAGCAGACAGCCACTACCCAAACCCAGAGACTTGGAAGGATAGAGAACTCTACAAGAGGCTAGGGTTTCTAGGCAAAGGCAAGCCATCTTGGTTATCGGATGAACTACCAGAGAGCGTAGCGGAAGTTGGCTATGAACTTTATCCAAAGAACGGCGACCAGATGTGGGAAAGCTACAAACACTACACAGAACTCAACGGAGTAGAGTATGACGATGACTTGGTTATGGATTCTATCACAGAGACGCACAACATAGCATTTAAACGCATTGAAGATTTTATGCCGGATAACGAGGTAAGGCTGCCTTCCTTTGTTGTCCCTGATGGACACACGGCTGATGCTGCACTAGAGACAATTAGCCTAGAAAGCCTCAATAAACTTGGGCTGTTAGACAACTCTGTGTACCGTGAGAGGCTAGAAGAAGAACTCTCTGTTATTTCTGATCGAGGGTTTAGCAAATACTTCCTTACAATGAAAGCCATCGCTGACACAGCAACAGAGAATCAATTAGCTGGTCCCGGTCGTGGCTCTGCTGCTGGCTCCCTTGTGGCATATACGTTGGGAATTACACAGGTAGACCCAATCAAATACGGATTGCAGTTTGCTCGCTTTCTTCGCAAGGACGCGACCGACTACCCTGATATTGATTATGATGTATCCAGCCCTATGGAACTCAAAGAGATTATGCAGGACAAGTGGGGGCACACAACTGTTGTGCCTATCTCCAACTTTAATACCCTGCAACTGAAGTCTCTGGTCAAGGACATCTCCAAGCTGTACGACATCCCGTTTGCGGAGGCGAATTCGGTTACATCTCGTATGGTAAGTGAGGCTACACCCAAGGCTAAAGCCAAGCATGGTATCAAATCTGGTGTATACATACCCACCTTTGAAGAGTTAATGGAGTTCTCTGACAGCCTACAAAACTACTTGCAGAAGTACCCACACATCAAGGACCACATTAAAGTCATCTACGGTCAAGTGCGGAGCACAAGCCGTCATGCTGGTGGAGTGGTGGTTGGCGAAGACCTAGACAAACACATGCCCCTGATTAGAAGTGGAGGCGTAATTCAGACACCATGGTCCGAAGGGCAGAACGTTCGCCACCTAGAACCACTAGGCTTTATTAAGTTTGATGTGCTGGGGCTAGCCTCGTTGCGTATGATTGAGACAGCTATCCGCCACATCCTCAAGCGCCACCATAATAACCCAGAGCCAACCTTTAAGGATGTGCGAGACTACTATGATGAATACCTCCACCCAGATAAGATTGACCTGAAAGATTCTAAGGTTTATAAAAACATCTTTCACAAAGGCAAGTGGGCTGGCATCTTCCAGTTCACAGAGAGTGGGGCACAGAACTTCTGTAAGAAGGCAAAGCCTAAGAATATTATTGACATCTCAGCTATTACTAGTATCTACCGTCCGGGTCCTCTCGGTGCCAATGTAGACAGGAAGTATGTGAAGTCAAAGGAAAACCCCCGAGACATCAACTATATCAACAAGCAGGTTAAAGATGTAACCAAGGAGACCTATGGCTTCCTTATCTTCCAAGAGCAGATCGCCTCTTTGGCACACGAACTTGGGGAAGGCATTAGCCTAGACGAGGGCAACCTGCTCCGTAAGTTGCTGACAAAGAAGGGAACTGGCAAGGGAGCGCAAGAGAAAGAGAAGATCCGCAAGAAGTTTGTGAAGGGCTGTGTCAACAAGAAGATGACAGAGGACCAAGCGGCAGAACTGTGGAACAACTTCGAGTACTTCTCTGGCTACGGCTTCAACAAGTCACACGCTGTGTCCTATTCCATTCTATCGTTCCAATGCGCTTGGCTGCTTAACTACTACCGGGCAGAATGGATGGCAGCGTTCCTTGACAAAGAGCCCGATAGTAGAAAAGAAAAAGCCATTGGCATTGCCAAGAGTATGAACTTTAAGATTGAGCCTTTGAATGTCAATACCTCTGGTAAAGTGTGGGAAATTAGCGACGATGGCAAGACACTCATCCAGCCCCTGACTTCTATCAAAGGGCTTGGTGGTTCTGCGATGGATCAAATCCTAATGCACCGACCCTTCAACACGATTGAAGATTTCTTATTCCACGAGGAAGTTGTGTATTCTAAACTCAACAAGAAAGCCCTTGATGTTCTCTGTAGGTCAGGAGCACTCAAGTCTTTACAGGATAACAGGTTTACAGGAGCAAAACATTTCTGGTCTTCTGTTGCAGTTGACAGACCAAGGAAGAAACAACACCTACTAGATAACATAAAGACCTATGCAGAAGAGGGCGACTTCTCAACAGAGGAGAGGATCCAGTATTTGACAGACTTGACAGGGATGTTCCCAATCAACCTAGTTGTTAAGGAAGATACACTAGCGCAACTAAGTGAGCATGGCGTACCAGCTATCTCTGAGTATGATAAGGAGTTGGGATTGGTATGGTTTATTCCTCGCAAGGTCACAATTAAGAAAACCAAGAACGATAAATCGTACTATGTCTTGGAGGTCATCGACGACAACAACGTAATCACAACGATTAGATGTTGGGGTGTCAAGCCAGAGAAAGACCATGTGCAAGTCAATCGACCCTACATGGCTAAACTAGATTACAACGATCAGTGGGGCTTTTCCACTCGCTCTATGTATCATAACTTCCGTGTGCTGTAGTGAACCCACAAGATAGATTTAAAGACTACCAAGGCGACAAGTGTTGGCAAGCCTACATCTCCGAAGTCAATCGGAATGGGGACTTGCTGGCTGCTAACCTAACAGAAGAAGAAGCATCAATGTTACGAACAAGTGACTTTGTGTTTGAGTATGTTGATAAGGAAGACAAGCAACTATGTAAAGAGGTAAAAGAGTTTATTATGCGACACGAGTGGCTAGCTAAACTCCCCAACCGACCGACACATAGGTTTACAGCGAGGCTTAAGAAAAATGGAATCTTGGCAGGCACTATCATTATGGCAACCCCAAATGCGTTTTCTAACCTTTTGGGCAAAGAAAACAAAGACAAAGAGAAACTAATCTCTCGTGGTGCTTGTATCTCTTGGGGTCCAAAGAACCTTGGCTCTTGGTTGATTATGTCTTCAGTCCGTTGGATGGCTGACAACACAGACTTCCGATACTTCACAGCTTACTCTGACCCAGAGGCTAAGGAGCTAGGGACAATCTACCAAGCCTGCAACTTCCAATACCTCGGGCAAACAAGTGGCACAGACAAACAATACCTAGACACAGACCACCCGGAGAAGGGCTGGTTTAGTGGGCGAGAGTTTAGAAAGAAATCTAAATACTACCGCTATGCAGAAGCCATCGGCATAGACAAAGAAACTTGGCGAGGCTGGATGAAGAAGTATTCCCCAGACTGGACCCTTGTTCCACCAGACATTAAAATTAAAATCAAAGCAGAAGAGAAGAGATACAGAGACAGTTGCAAGTCTAGACCTGTGCCAGCAAAGCATAAGTATGTCTGCATCTTGGGTCCTTCTTCGGGCGAGACTAAGTATTATAAGAGACTATTTAAAAAGTTGAACCCGAAGAAAGTCAACTTACCATACCCAAGGGAGCGAGGCAAATGAGAAAGCACGAAGACGAAGCACTGGAGTTTATACATAGATTGAGACAAGTATACCAAGACAAAGGCTATGCTTTCTTTGAAAAGGGTGACTACAATCTGAACATCATAGGCATCCGTAATCAGTCAGGTAAAGCAGACATGTTTGACGACTGGATCTGCTTGACATATAAGATTAATAATAAGTGGGTGGTGGACACATACGCAGCCACAACAGAACCCGGCACCAGCATTCTGAAGAAGCCTATTGTTAAAGGCGGGACAGCCATTCTAATCCCCGGTCAATATCGTGGCGTCTACAAGATCGGCACCCACGGAGGCAAGCGCAGGTATACAGCACTCTGTCAGCGTTTAGGCAAGGTCAAGATATGGCGAGACGACAACCGAGATAGGACACCGGACTATGAAGGCAAAGTCCATGAGGGTATGTATGGTATCAACATCCACCGACAATGGGGATCAGACGATAGAGAATACACAGGCGGCGTATCAGCAGGTTGCCAAGTGTTTAGAAGTAGCAAAGACTTCTACGAGTTTATGGAGATCTGCCATGTTGCTGCTGAGATGTATGCTAACAGTTTTACCTACACATTAATAAATAACGATGATATTGAAAAAACACTTGACATGTGTGTTTAACCATTATATAATCTATCCATAACCTTTGCAAAGGAGATAGTGTGAATAATATTGGTTATGCATGTATCAATATGGAGTTGTCTGAACAGCCAAAGTCTAAGCGCGTGACTACTAATAGATCTATGATTAAACGCACCTTCCAAGAGAAGGGCGTTGCATACGCTTCTGAACTGGCGTTGGCAAACTGCCGTGACCTTCTCACTATCTTGAAGTGGAACGAGGCACACGGGTTCAGGTTCTTTCGTTTATCGTCTGACCTGTTCCCGTGGGCTTCCGAGTATAAGATATCTGACCTACCAGACTTTGACGACATCTGTTTGGCTCTACAGGAGGCTGGCGATTATGTCGAGGACCACGGTCACCGTATCACATCCCACCCCGGACCATTCAACAAATTGACCTCGCCAAGGGAAGAAGTAATCCAAAACACTATCCGTGACTTGGAGACACACGGCGAGGTGTTTGACATGCTTGGCTTGTCTCGCACACCATACAATAAACTAAACATTCATGTTGGTGCTCACTACAATGACAAGCCCATGGCTATTGCTAACTTCAACAAGAACTTCCACAGACTATCAGATGCAGTCAAGTCTCGGCTTACAGTAGAGAACGATGACAAGGCTTCTCTATACTCTACCAAGGAACTATACGACAGCGTATACCAAGAGATTGGCATTCCTATTGTCCACGATATCCACCACCACTTATTCTGCACAGGTGGGCTAGACCAAGAGGAAGCCATGATTACTGCTGCCCTGACTTGGGGTGGCATTACACCAGTTGTCCACTACAGCGAGAGCAGACCAGAAGAGCAGAACGATCCCAAGATTAAACCACAGGCTCACTCTGATTACATCTACAAGAAGATTGAAACCTATGGGCTAGATGTAGATGTGATGGTGGAAGCCAAAGCAAAAGAACGAGCAGTCCAACGCTACAAGGAGTTGTGGGCATGAAAAAGATTAGACTATGGAAAAATAAAGACGAGTTGTCAGACAAATGCACCCTTGTAGATGATGAAGACTACGAGAGGATTGTTGAAGCAAAAGACAAGCGGGGTAGACCAAAGAAATGGTATTGTCACAATAACGCTGGCGCTTGCTCTGACTATGCCATGAGTGGCAGCCGAAGGGATTCCATTCACAGACTTGTAATGGGAAATCCAAAGGGGATGTGCGTTGACCACATCAATGGAGATACCCTTGATAACAGAAAGGAAAACTTGAGAGTTTGTACTCGATCACAAAACTCTCAGAACCAAAGGCTAAAATCACATAGCAAATCTGGTTATAAGGGTGTGCATGAAAGAAACTATCCTATCCGCAGAAAGTATGTAAGCAAGAAAACGGGCAAAGTAACATACCATGAGAATATACTAAAGAAAAGGTTTATGGCTTACATCGGATCTGGTATACCAAATACCCCCAGTATCAAGCTGGGTCACTACGCAACAGCAGAAGAAGCAGCAGAAGCGCGAGATAAAAAAGCACTTGAAATCCACGGTGAATATGCTAGACTAAACTTCCCAGACAAGCGGAGGCAATACTTGGAAGAAATCAATAGGAGTAAATAATGAACTTAAAGTTTTATAAGTTAAGAACAAACGCTAAACTACCTGTGCGAGCACACAGGACAGACGCAGGCATGGACTTATTCTACTGCCCCAACGGCAACCGTGGCACCTGTACGGAAGACAACGGCGATTACTGGATTCCAGCAAGAGGGAGCAGTCTCGTCTCGACGGGGTTAAAAACAGAAATCCCAGAGGGGTACATGCTGGAAGTTAAGAACAAGTCAGGCATTGCATCTAAGCGACAACTAGTTGTAGGTGCTTGTGTTGTTGATCCCGGCTATGACGGCGAGATCTATGTCAACCTACACAACATCGGCGTGTCTACACAGATTATTAAGCCGGGAGACAAGATCGCTCAGGCTGTCCTTGTGCCAGTTGTCCATTGCGGTATTGAGGAAGCGACAGAAGATAATCTCAATAATGGCTCTACTCGTGGCGAGGGCGGCTTTGGGTCTACAGGTGACCGATAATGGGCAAACTATCCAAGAAGTTAGGCAGAAAAAAGCAACTTGATGCAAAGAAAGCAGCAGAGGACAAACTCGTTCGCCAAGCAGGTATGTTTAGTTTGCGCCCTGATTCTTGCTCAGTATGCTCAAAACCATTTGACAAGAATAGTAGAGAGATGGCAATGACTTGGCGTGTAATCGTCAGCGAAGAAAAGAAGAAAGTAACCCTAATCTGCCCTGAGTGTCAAGAAAAGATTGACGAGGGCATAGATAAAATGTTTGGAGGCAACGATGACGAAGCAGGAGTTTAAGCAGTTCTGCATTGACAACAACCTACGCTATAAGAAAGATGGTTGTGGTGACCCAATCAGCCCAAGTAGAAAAGGATTGAAGACAGACCAGATCTATTGGACTGGTGAAGAAGAGCTTGGCATTTATGCCGAGAGAGAAACACAGAAGAAGTTTACTTTTTTGAAGCAAAAGCTAGTAAGAGAGTATGGTCTTCGCCTTAACCAAGACGGAGACACTGACGCTACATTCTATGCAACTAAAGAGCAAGCGCTAAAGGTAGCCTCTTTTCTTGGGTGCGCCAAGAATGCAGTATCTCAAGAGACAAGAGACAAAATGAGCAGACTTTTAAAAGAGAGGTTACACAATGGTTAATTCTCCACCACCTTATTCGGCAGCACAGTTTTTATCTAGATGCCCACTCTATTGTAGTTTTGATGATGTTTTGTTGGTTCCGCACTACTCGGATGTTGAAAGCAGAAAATCCTTATCAACCACCAACAATCTAGGCAGCATCAAACTCGGATTACCAATCATCTCTAGTCCGATGGATACAGTTACTGAGTTGAAGATGGCTTATGCTATGCACACTAACGGAGGACTTGGTATCATCCACAGGTATAATTCTATTGAAGAGCAAGTGGAGATTGCTAAAGGCACTCAGGTGGGGGAAGCAATCGTGGGCGCAGCCATCGGCGTAACTGGTGACTACCAAGAACGAGCACGAGAACTAGTCAATAGTGGTGCTAAGGTTTTGTGCGTTGATGTAGCGCATGGTCACCACTCTATGATGCGTGATGCCCTAAAGCACTTGAAGGAGGAGTATGGAGGAGATGTTCACATTATGGCAGGGAATGTCGCAACGGGACAAGGTGGACTTGATCTTGCTCTTTGGGGGGCTGATAGTATCCGTGTTGGCATTGGCGGCGGCTCAATTTGTTCCACGAGATTAGTTAGCGGTCATGGCGTCCCCACCTTGCAATCCATCATTGATTGTGTGACTGCTGGATGCCCTGTCCCTATCATTGCAGATGGTGGTATGAAAACCAGTGGAGATGTCGTCAAGGCATTAGCTGCTGGCGCTGACTTTGTTATGCTCGGCTCAATGTTGGCTGGAACTGACCAAGCGCCCGGACAAGTATTTGACAACGGCAACAAAAAATATAAAGTCTACCGTGGTATGGCTTCAAGCGAAGCCCAAGTAAATTGGAGAGGAAAGACCTCAACACCAGAAGGAATCTCCACGACTATCCCATACAAGGGAGATGTCAATAATATCTTGGCTGACCTTAAGGGTGGTATCCAAAGCGGCATGTCTTACTCGGGAGCCAGAACAATCCAAGAGCTACAAGCCAAAGCCCAATTCACCCAGCAGACATCAGCGGGAAGAGGCGAGAGTCACACACATATTCTGTCAAGGAATAAATGAGCGACGAACACGAGATAGACTATGGCAATCTCAACAAGGTCATCCAGTTTAAGGAGACTGACAAGAGACACGCCGACCTACGCATTCGCCTACACTATGATGGATTCTATCAGGGCGAGTTCTTCAGGGATATTGTGACTGGCTATCTCAGTGGTGACAAAGACCTCATCGCATTCGTAGACAAGATTAAAGAAGAGAAGAGAAAGTATAGTAAGGGAAGACTTTTAAAAGGCAAGTCTGTTCGTAAGAAGTCAAGGGAAGTGAAAAAACAATTTGCTCTAAGAGAGGAAGAACTTGAGAGCATCTTTGATATTATTGAACAGGAGTTTCCAGACTTATGAAATGTTATAAACAATGTGAATCAGCCAATGCAAGTTGTGAGGAAAGACAGTGTAGATTGTGGATAGATTATGACAACGACCTAAACTGCACGATGGTTGCGATTAATAAACATCCAGAGGGTAATATGACCTTGCGTGAGGTAGCCGATAGGCTCGGAGTTTCCTTTGTCAGGATAAAACAAATAGAAGAAAAAGCCCTCAACAAACTAGGTATTACAGGAAAAGGATTAAGAAAGTTCTTAGAGAAAAACGAATCCGCATATTAAGAGCATAATTTTATAATGCTTTTTAGAATTCGTATTACTATTTATTAATGATTTTGTTTCGTTTTTTTATAAACACAAGGAGATATTAGAAATGAAAAAGGATAATATGTTGAATGAAAGCACAATCCGTCGCTTTATGAAACTTGCTACAATTGACGGACTTAGTGACAAATTCGTCGATGAAAAACTTCATGAGTCTGAGGAACAAGAACTTGAAGAAAGAGGCATGAAGCCAAAGCGTGATGACGAAGAAATGCGCGAAGGCGAAGAGGAAATCGAAGAAGCTAAAGACGACGATGAAATGCGCGAAGGGGCTGACGAAGACCTTGAAGAGGGCAAGCACGACGATGATGAGATGCGTGAAGGTGCCGACGAAGAACTCGACGAGATGAGAGACGAGAAAGAAGATATGGATGAAGTTTCCATTGAAGAAGAAGAAATGGAAATGGACATGGACCTTGATATGGATGCAGAAGAGCCAGCCGCTGGCGGAATGGTTTCTGTTGACCAGCTAATGTCTGCTCTTGAAAAAGCACTTGAGGATGTCCTCGGTCAAGAAGTTGAAGTCTCTCAAGATGACGATGAGATGGAAATGGACATGGATATGGACATGGATGCTGCCGATGACGCAGAACCAGCGATGGACTTAGGCGATGACGCAGAAGAAGATGAAGAGGAATTGGATCTCGACGAGGCTACTCCTAAGACAGATGTCGTAGAAGAAGTCTACGCCCGTGTCATCCAAAGACTCACGCAAGAAACAAAATCAAATAAGAAGTAAATAGTACTTGCATTTCTAATGTTTTTTTGGTATTATACAGGGGTGATCCGATATCGGGTCTCCCCTTTTTTTGTTTGGAGGTAAGATGGAACTTTGGTTGGCTGCTTCTCTTTTCTTTGGTGGCGCTTTTTCTTTTTGGATTATGGCTAAGTTGATGGACTTGGGACATTCCTATACATTTGTTAAGGAGATGACTGACCAAATAGTTATGCTCTTGATATCTTGCTCTCAAGATGTTGCCTTCATAAAGCAGATGAAGTATGAAACAATGGAGACAATGAATATTGATGAGGAGCAGATCAAACTTCTTAAGAGCATTGACAAGAAAACCTTTGAGGCTTGGCGAGACATCTGCTATTTGAAAATGGTTCAGGTCTACCCAAAGCAATATATAAAGATACTTGATGGCTATAACTGGAGCAAAGTAACTAAAAGCGTAGACGAGTTGTATAAGTAAAATGCTGCACAAAAAAGATATATTGGAATTTATTAAAAGGTATGATAAGACTTTTGAAATAAAAGAAAATATTTATTATGCATCAAAAGCGTTTAAAACAAACTCGGTGATTAATTACTTAGGAGAGATGAAGGACGATGATAGCCTTCACTACGATGAAGCCGAACAGGTTTTGAATCTCTTAATAAAGTATCTTCGAGGCGAAGCAGATGTACTTTGGGACGAGGGTAAGGTACTTTTTAAACTATTAGAAGGAGCGCAACATGAGCAAGATAGTGACAGCGGAAAAGAAGAAGGGCAAGAAGAAAGTTGAAGAAGAGCCTGTAAAGGAAACCGAAGAAAGCAAAGAAGAGTTATCAGAAGAAGAACTTCAGCAAGAGTTGGAAGCCTTGATGTCTGCCATGGCAGGTCCTAAGCCATCACCAGCCTCTGAGCTTAGAGTAGCTCAACTATACGGCGAGATTGATGACAAGATGGCAACAGACATTATCTCAGCCTTTCTTATCCTAAAAGAGTCAGGCAAAGAAGAAGTCCTAGAAGAAGGCAAGGAAGAACCAGAAACCATCTACCACCCATTTGAACTTATCATCTCTACCCCCGGCGGAACTGCTGTTGATATGTTCTCCATCTATGATGTAATGAGACAGACAGAAGAGAAGTGTGAGATCCACACTTACGGGCTTGGTCGTGTGATGTCGGCTGGTGTTGTGCTCTTGGCAGCAGGCACCAAGGGCAAGCGCAAGATTGGTGCCAACTGTAGAGTAATGATACACAGTGTGATAGGTGGACATCACGGTTCCATAGAGAACCTAGAAAATGAGATGGAAGAGGTCCGTTGGATTCAGGAGCAGTATAACAAAGCACTCTGCGCTGAGACAGACCTGACACCAAGGATACTAAAGAAACTATTGGCTCGCAATGTAAATGTATATCTCACAGCACAAGAAGCAGTTGAGTATGGCATCGCCGACATTATTGTTTGAGGATAAAGAATGAAAGAGTTACTAACAGAGTGGCGAAAGTTTGTAAATGAATACGAGGATGTTTATGATAGAGAGCAGTCCTACAGGAATGCCATTGCCAAGCCCGATACGACATTAGATAATCTAATGAACGCTGTACTCAAAAAAGTCTTCACCATGTATGCATTTCTATACCCAGATGAAGCCAAAGATCTCAAGTTCTTTGCGCCGACTAAGCGTTCGCTCGGAGAAGGAGAGATGTATGTTAGACCAGAGATGCGTAAAATACTTGACTACACTTCCATCTGGTTTGAGAACCACGAAGTCCAAGAAGAAGACGAGGACAAAGCAAAGGCACTAAAAACCTTTGTTGATTGGCTGGAAAGAAATGTGGATGAGATGATAGAGATAAACAATACAGAAGATTATGAAAATATTCTGCAATCAAAGGCACACAATATTTTGCGACGGATCGCAGAAGATGAGACAGGCAACATGCTTGTAGCCTTGGGAGCACAACTAGATAAGTTTTAGAGGATAAAGAATGAAAGAACTACTAACAGAATGGAGAAGATTTCTAAATGAAGAAGAGGATGTTGGTGGAGGACTAACTGTCGGCACTGGCGGTATTGACTTTGGTAAAGTCGGCAAAGACCTAGAGGAATACACTATCGGCGAACTTGCTGAAATAGTTGCACAGGCTCGTAAGGATATCAAGGATGGAAAGGAGACAGGGAATACAGAGTTCGCCTTGAAGGTGGCAGGAAAATTTGTTTTGGCTTTTGACCCTACCCCCACTAGTGGTATCGCTGGTGCTCTTAAAGATGTTATGAATAGGGCAAACAGGGAGATGGACAAAGACCTGCAAGCAGCCCAAGAGTTGGCTAAAAATCATCCCCTTTTGGACTATTTAAATGTTGACCCTCACCTTGCTGCCAAGATAGACAAGAGTGTGCTAAAAGACCTAGACAACAGATTTGATGAATACATCACCGCCCTCGACGATGATACTTTAGTAAGAGATATCAAAGATGTCGATGATTTTATCAGGGACGAAATAGAAGCAGACACCAACAGGAATGTCGTTATTAGAGACGAGAACCCAGAGGACTAAGATGAAGGAACTAGACCAACTTGTAGAAAACTTCTTCCAGCCTAAGCAAGATACACTTGGGCTAGATCAACTCGTTGAGATGGTTGAGGAAGTGGTGGGTGAAAGCAAAGCCACCAGCGAGCGACAGGAAAGTGCTTTCATAGATTTAATAAACTCTACTGCCAAAGATGTAGGGGATAGTGGTTATGATTTTTTTACTTTGGAGGTTGGCGACACCACCATAGAAGGCGTTACTGGTGCCTCAAAGAAAGAGGGAACAAACGACTATGGGAAAGAGCCTTACATCGACGTTGTGCTTCATACCACGAGTGGAGATCTCGGTCTTTCTATGAAGGGCGGAACCTCCCCTGCTGTTATGGGAGCGGGAGCGGTTGGCGTCAACGCGCTCTACCCCAACCTCCTAAAGAACCTCGCTCCAAAAATCATACAGGCTTACGTAGAGGAGGGCTACGCAGAGGGAAAGGCTTGGACCGCAAATAAGAAATCAATGGAAAGGCTCGCCAGTAAGGTCCTAAAACTTACACTAAAGAAACCAAGAAAGCCAGCCCCTGACAACCCACGAGAAGAGGATAGGTATGAAAAACAAAGGGCTTTCTACGGGGCGAAGGTGGTGTTAAGAACAATAGATTCAAAAGGAGCAGTGGAGGAATACCCCCTATATCCAGACGCCCCGAGGAATAAGCAGTGGGGTCCAAAGGGACTCCCAAGCCAGTGGAGCGCTTCCAGAGAATTCGCAACTATAGATAAAAGCGGTGGTCCAATCATCTATATCACATCTAAAATTCCCGGTATTGATGCCTCTACAGCCGAAATAGAGGGCGCAAAAGTTAAAGACATTTACTTTAAAATAGCAGATAAAGATTGTATTCGCAATTTGTTTGTGGGTAATGCTGCGCTAGGAGGTCCCATAGACTATCTTTATGTGGGAGAGTCTATGAATATTGATGGTGCCTTGGCAATGCCGCAAGACTCTGCCAACAGCCCACCAGTGCTTAAGGTGACATCCGATAAACTTTTGGACGTAGACGAATTTGCTGAAAAATACACTGACGATCTTTACTTTAGGATTAGGAAAAGGGGATTTGATTCTGCCTTCACAGTCGCCACAACCGAGAAGGGAGGCATCGGCGGCTACAAAATATTTACTACTGGAAGATACTCAGGCGAAGGCGCGAGGATCGTTATTACTTTTAAGCCAAAAAACACAGCCGCCGTTCTCATTGGTGACGAAATAGAATCGTGTTAAATACAAAATAATACTTGACAAACCCACCACAATAGACTATACTATATCCACCAGACCACAACGAGGTAAAAATGTCTAAACAATATGAATCAGGTCAGACCCTTCAGCAGAAGATTGCCAAGGGTATTGATGTCTTGGCTGACAATGTAGCAGCCACAATGGGACCACGAGGACGCAATGTTATCCTACACCAAGAAGGTTCCAGCCCAATCATTACAAAGGACGGAGTAACAGTCGCCAAGTTTGTTGACTTGGAAGACCCCTTTGAGAATGTCGGCGTTCAAATCCTAAAACAGGTAGCCGACCAAACTAACACAGATGCAGGCGACGGCACCACGACATCCACAGTCTTAGCCCGAGCAATCTACCGAGCAGCCCAACAGTATGTTCTCGCTGGCTCATCCCCAACAGAACTCAAGCGAGGTATGGAGAAAGCGGTAGATGTTATTACCAGCAGACTGAAAGACAGTGCTATGCCAATTAAAACAAAAGAAGACATTGAGCACATCGCCACCATCTCAGCCAACGGTGACAAGACCATCGGCAGTCTGATTGCTACAGCAGTAGACAAGGCAGGAAAAGACGGGGCTATTACTGTAGAAGAGGCTCGCTCAATGAATACGAGCCTTGACATTGTTGAGGGATTCCGCTTTGATTCTGGCTTCTTATCCCCGCAGTTTATTAACGATGAGCGTCGGTCTGCGATTACTTACCACGACCCAATGATTCTGGTGACTGATGCCAAGATTGATTCTGTTGAGGATATGCTCCCTGCCCTTGAACTGGTCGCAAGAGAAGGGCGACCCTTCCTGATTGTAGCCGAGGACATTGAAGGGCAAGCACTCGCCGCTTTGATTATGAATGCAGTGCGAGGCACAATGAAGGTGGCAGCAGTCAAGGCTCCTCGCTACGGAGAAGAGAGACGAAACATTATTAGTGACCTTGCGCTTTCTGTCGGAGCAACTCTTATCACAAAAGAAAAAGACTTGACCCTGCGTGATGTAAAGTTGGAGCACTTCGGAACATCCAAGAAGATTGATGTGACCAAGAACCTGACGACCGTGATTGATGGGTTGGGAGAACCAACCGAGATCCAAGAGAGAATCTCAGTGCTCAGGGACCAAGTGGCTGCTTCAGATACACTAGAGGAAGGCGAGGCAATCCAAGAGCGCATCACCAGATTGGCTAGTGGTGTAGCCATCATCCGTGTCGGAGCATCCACCGAGGTTGAGATGATTGAGAAGCGACACAGGATTGAGGATGCTTTGGAAGCAGTGCGAGCAGCAAAGGACGACGGTATCATCACAGGTGGAGGCACTGCGCTTCTGCGTGTGGTCCAAGGGCTAGAGGTGGAGACAGAGAACACCGAACAAGCTCAAGGTGTTGAGATTATTAAAGAAGCCTGCTACGAACCTATCAAACAAATCCTAACCAACGCAGGGAAATCGCCTGATGTTGTCATCAATAACATCTTACAAAGCGACCAAGCCGACA